CCATGACTAATCCTCAAAAAGGGTTTACGGATGTGGGCGCAGCCCTAGGCTCTATGTGGCGCAGCCATCACGAGCAGACACTCAAATACTAACGGTTGGCTGCTGCTTTCATCCGATCGTATAGATCACGATCTGTCCTAAACAGTCGTGACTGCTCAGTGAGGTTAAAGGTCTCGCGGCTGAATGGATTAGCCATGCCCGATGGAATCGCGCCATTGCTGCCGCCGGTCGGTGCACCGCTGCCTTGCGGCTTGGGTTGCTTCTGCATCCATGCAGGCAACGTCTTGGCCCATTCGCCGACGGGCGTGCGCTGGTAGCCGTCGACTACGACGACAGTGCCATCTGCTTCACGCTGGATTGCGTCAGGCGACAGCTTGGTCTTAAGCACAAGATCAGGATCGTGCACGATCTCAGCCAGTGCCGTCACTGCTGGTGTGACCAGTTCCAGCTCGCGGACGCGTGACTCAAGCTCTGAGATGCGCTTGTCCTTCTCCGCCGTCGCCTCACGGAACTGCTGCTCCAAAGCCTGCCGTGCCTCTTGGTATTTACCTTGGGATTCAAGCTGCTGTTGCTCGTAGTTGCGCTTGAACTCCAGCAATTCATCAACATTGACTCCATCCGGCAGCTTTGGGGCTTTGGATTTGGCTTGACGCAGCTCTGCAATCAATTCTTGATTCTTGCGTTCTAGCGCTTCAACACTGCGCTGCAGTGCATCGGCATCAGTCCCAGTAGCCGCAGGCTCTTGGGTTTGTTGTTCATCAGACATGGATAAGCCGCAGGCTTAATTACGTCCTAAGGTTATCATTTCTTCTTTGCAGTCTTAGCAGCCGCCTTGAACGCAGCAGCAGATGGCCTGCCGGCTTCACCCTTGCGCGCCATGCGCTCCTTGCTGCCGGCCGCAATGCGATTGCGCTTGGCGGCGATGTTGGCGTAGAGGCCGGGTTTCTTAGCCATCACTTCTTACCCTTGCGTGATTTGCCGGCTTCAGATAGGGCAATCGCTATTGCCTGCTTGCGGCTTTTTACCTTTGGACCCTTGCCGCTTTGCAGTGTCCCGCGCTTGTACTCGCCCATCACCTTGGCGATCTTGTCCTTCTTCTTCGCCATAGCGCCATGCCTCGATACCTGTCAATAGTGTAGAGCCATCAGCTGTTGCCCAGCCCTTGTCGGTATAAATGGCCGGCACCCATGCCTCGCCATGCAGTGCTTCTACAGGATCACTTGAGATGCAGTAGATGCCAACATTTTGGAAGTGACGGAGGCTAGGCAGGTCCATATCGTGCGCGGAGCTGATCTAAGGTTAACTCTGAGCCATCATCGCGGACTAGTTTGGCGATGGCATCAGTCGGGCCATACTTGTCGGCAAGCCGATTGAAGTACGGCACCTTGTTTGCGCCCAATGCCTTTGCTTTGGTCTCAAGGTCCTGCTTTGCCAGCCATTGCCCGTAGGTTTGATCTGCTGGCACCTGGCCGCCTGCTGATGCACGCTTTGCTGGTGGCGGTGGTGTGAAGCCAAGCTCTTTGTAGTCAATCACCGGCACCGTCGTGCTGCGGCAGTTGAAATGCTGCGGCGGAGTCGGGCCTTTGCCATATTCAAACTCACGGCCATCCAATGCACGGCAAATGCTGCTGGTGCGGGTATCCAGTGTTGCCACATAGCGATACTTCTTAGTGATGTCTTGATTTGCTTCGTATACCTGCTGACTGGCTGCATTGGCGACTTGGTTAATGCTTGTGCGGACTAATGCAACGATCTGATTATCTGCGACCGCTGTTGCTTGGCCGCCTGCTGCGACCAATTGCTTCACGGTCTTGGCTTCTTCGCCAAATTCAAGATTTCCGACCAACCGCTTAGCGATAGCCGGTGTTGGCTCACCAGTCAGCAGGCCTTGCCGCACAACCTGCGAAAATCGCTCAGCTTGGTCAACGGCAATGCCGCGGAATGCCTTGGTGACCACTTCGCCATTGGGCAATGTGATCGTGGCACCTTGTGCTGCGGTGAGGCTGAAAACTCCAGATCCAGCCTGTCGCGCTAGCGCATCGGCGCCATACACAGACTTGTACAGGTCATCCGACAGCACCACCACGTTGATCTGCGTTGGATCAGTGGTTACCACTGACTGCGCAAATTGCGGACTGATCTCAACGGTGCGCACTGCATCACGTGCACCTGCTGGCAATGCACGCCGCAATTGATCGGCCACAAACTCAGATTGTAGTTCCGCGATGCCTTGCAGCTCTAATGCAGTCAGCTCCGTTGCATCACCTGCCCATGTTGCCAAGCTGTCTTTGAGCTGCGCAAGGATTGCACGCAGTCGTGCTGCTTTGACTGGCGCCGCTAGATCATCAATGGTGCGCAGTTGATTGGCGGCATCAACGATGATGTCGTTGTAGGCATTGATGACACGCCGCGCAACGCTATTGCTGTAGCGGTTTAGATCAATCGCATTGCGATATAGCGCTTCTGGTGTGCTCATCGTTCAATGCCAAGATCTTCCGGTGCATATCCACTGCGGATGCTGACATTAGCTCCGCGGTTCAATGCAGTGGTAATTAATGCAGCAAACGCGTCGTAACCGTTCTGGCCGTCTTCATACAGGATCGTTTCATCAATTTCATCTGGCTTGCCTTGCTTGTACCAACTGATGCGCACGATGGCTAGAACCTCTTCCGGCAAGGCGCTGACGTGATAATCAAGCTCCTGTCTCCTGGGTTTCTTCGGTTCCATCCAGATCATCAGGTCCACTAAGCGGTCGGTTACCCAGTCCAGCAGGTTGTAGATCAAGCCCCGCATTGGCAGTAGCCTCAAGCTCCTCGTCCACATTAAAGTCGTCGCCTAGTACGTCGCCTTCGGCAAGCTCACGCAGCAATGTTTCTTGCGTGATTGTGCCTGCGGTGTAAAGCTGCAGCAGTGCTTGGATCTCCTGCGGTTCAAGGCGTGTGCCAAGGAAGTCGCGGTTGACGTAGCTACTGCCGGCAGATGTGTTGTTGCCGATGTATTGCGCATGAAACTGCAGGCAGTTGTCGATCATGTCCTGCACATTCTGCGCAATCACCATCATGGTGCTGTCGCCTTGACTGCGATCAATGCGCTTTGCTTCTGCAGTTTCTGCCGATAGCTTCTGGCCAAGCACAGCCGATAGCCCTAGCTCATTGATCTGCAATGCAAGCTGCTCAAGCCTGCGAAACTGATAGTCAAAGCTGCGGCCAGCAGGCTCGATATATTCTGCGCGGCCATCAGCAGGGAATGCGATTGCCTCGCCCGGTCCAGCGCTGACTTCCTCTGCTGCAGACGGGAAGCCGTAGAACGCCAGCATCGGCACAGCGCTGATGTGGAGCTGATTGTCTAGGTCGCTCTGGATTTGATACGCCTTGAGGTTTAACTCAGCGATGTCTTCCAGAGGCGGCCGTGACTCCATAAAGCCATGGCGCTGCGCATAGGCAACTGAAAATGGGATCTCGCTGAGGCTGGTGCGGCCTTCGTCGACAACTTGGAAATCACCATTGTCTTGCTTCTGATGCAGTTGGAATTCACCTGGCGTCAGTACGCGGATCTGCTCCACTGTTTTTTCACCGAAATCACCGTCAGGCACGGTGACCGTCTCGGCTAAGCGCAGTTGCGTGAGCACCTGCCGGCCTTCTTGCTGCTCAGCGCGCCAGCCAAGGATTTGCCGCGGCGTGTAGCTCACCCAATAGGGTCGACCGCCATCAGCAGGTGCATCCACCAGTACACCAACGTGGCCATAACGGACCATCTTGCGGGTGGTTTCATAAGTCCAAACGTTGAGGTCATTGCCTTGCAGGTCAACATCAAACAACTGCTCGCGGATGATGTCAGCTGTGTCATCAAGCCGCACTGGCTTGCGAGTCAACATGCCAGCCAGCATTCGCTCCAGCCGTTGATAGAACGGCGGGCAAACGCTACGCGCTAAGCGGTTGTCGTAGGACTCGTCAAGCTCACGCGGCTCCTGCGGCAAGTAGCGGCGATGCTTGCGGCGCATTCCATAAGTGCCTTGCAGTAGATCCTCGATCAGGATCCAATGCGCTTCCTGTGCATACCACGCCGTATTGGCATCTTGCACGCGAGTAACGCGGCGCTGCGCAATCGGCCGGTCGTAGTTATTAAAGCCGGTGTACATTACAGCGCCGCAGTCATAGGTGCAGTTTAAGCAGCAGTCAGCGTGATGCTGTTGCGGCCAATCTTGATGTCAAACTCAGCGCCGGGTTCGTATCCCATTTCACGCAGGTAGCCATCACCGATTTGCAGCTTGCCGTTGAATTGCACCTTGGCTTTGTAGGTCAAGCCGCGGCCGCGCTTGGCAGTCTTGCCGTTGAGGTCAAGCCCTTTAGCTTCTAGCAGTGCCTCATAGAACTGCGTGAATGCCACGCGGTCCTTGACGACATAGCCGCAAGCGCGTACCAGTTCAGACTTTGGCATATCGCCCAGTTCTTTGACCTTGGCGAGTAGTTCAGCACCCTTGAGCATGGGTAGGGGTAATGATTGGCGGAATCAATATAGTCTGTGGCGTGTTATTTTGCCACTTAGCGCCCTTGCGGATGTTGTCCGCCTCCCATAACGGCTGCAGGTTGCTGTAGTGGAAGCATTGCCGCTGTTGATCTGGGTCAGCTAGGTCAAAACTGGCGCAAGGGCGAATGTGGTCTATGTGCCAGCCGTTGCGGCCATAGTTATCCCAGCTCATGGCATCGGTGAACTGTGCTTGCAAGTGATCCATCAGCTCGGCAGCAGAACAACCGACCAAATCTTGAATGCCGCCAGACTTGCTTGCTTCGTTGGCTTGCAATGCGCTCCAAATCCTGTGACGCAGATTCATGCGCAACTTGAAACTTGGATCTACACCGCGCCTTGCGTTGACATATTCCAAGATGTATGGCGCCCTTTTCCGTGCCTCCTCTTTGCGCTCTTGCTCTGTCATTTGCAGGCGGCGTCGCCTTTGATATTGTTTGTTTCTTTGGTTGTAGCGCTCGCGCTGCTCAGGTGTCGGCTCGTAAGGCCTTTTATTGAAAATGCTAAGAGTGCATTCAACGCAATTAGCAGTTTTTGCATATCTTGCGCTGACATGCCCGCGCTTGCAGGGTTTGCCGGTGAAGTAGTGAGTGAGCCCCTGCGCAAGGGCGTCTTTGCGTGTAATGATGGGCATGTTGCCTGGTAACTCAGGTGGCCGGAGGCGGGAGGTTGCACCCTCGTCGCCTCAACCATTTTAACCTAATAGACCCTGATTCCGGTGCCCTTGCCAGCACGTTCATGCAGAGGGTTGAAATCACCAAGGATTAAGTAGCCCAATCCATCGGTCCAGTGCTCAATACCGGCTGACTTGTCGATGATGTAATCATCGGCGCCTTGCTTGTAGGTGACATTTTTAAGCGCCTTGATGGTGTTCTTGCAACGCGGATGCACAAACAGTCGAATCTGCTGGTTTGCTGTGCGGATCATGCAGTTGGTTGCGTTGATCTTATCCTTGACTGCCCATGGCGCCCTAGGGCTGACACAACTAAAGCCATGTTGGCGGATGATCTCGTGATCCGTACGGCCAGCGGATGACGTCTTGCGTGCGGAGCCAGTTGGGTCTGGGTAAGCGATGACCTTGCGATCTGGAAACCGCGCCTTGAGCATGGCGCATACCTCATCGGTGTTGGTTTGCGTGACGCTTACCTCGTCCCATATGTGCAGCGTGTCGCCAACACGGCTGCCTAGTACGCCAGCCAGCACGCTCACGTTAAAGTCAGTACCCCACAAGATCGGACCGCCAGTGTCTTTGGCAGTGTCGCTGATGTTGTCATCACTGAAGTCGGGATAAACGCGACCGGATAGCGTTTCAAAGCTGGCAAGGTATTCCTGGCGAAAGGTGCGCTCATCAAGCGTGCGTCGTGCGGCTTCAACTTCTTCGGCGGGTACGTTGCCACCTTCGATGGTGGTGTAGCTGTAGGTGCTCCAGTCGTTTTGATCTTGCGCTTGTTCCCACAGATCATGAAACCAGTTGAGCCCTGCTGGCGTAGTGATAAACCACGCGGGGCCGCCTTGGTCTGACAGCGCCGGGCGCAATACCATCTCCCATGCTTCTTGCTTGACGTAAGCGGCTTCGTCAATTACCAAGCTGGACAGGCTGACACCACGCAGGCTGTCGGCATTGTCGGCGCCTTTTAGTGAAATGATGCTGCCGTTCGATAGTTCAATAAGCAAATCAGTTTCATTGCGTTTAACGCAAATTTCAGGCGGCACCATGTTTTTTAACTGCCGCCACGCAATTTGCTTTGCCATGCGGTAGTTAGCGGTCACATACCAATTAAGGCTGTTGGGCTTGGACGCTGCCCATGTAATCAGCCTGGCGATGCACAGGTAGGTCTTGCCAAACCTCCGACCCGAGCACAACAGCTTGAACCGACTGTCGCTATCCCACACCTCGCGCTGTGGATCGGTCAGTGATTCGTACAAGCTGGCAACACGATCAGCCAGCTCAGGCTGCCGTTCATCCATAAACCCAAGCAAGCTGCCGGGTTGGCAGATGCCGGCAAGCAGGCTCATGACATCTCAAACCGCAGCAGCTTGGCTTGATCCTCTAGAGCTTTAATTGCAATGCTGAGATTACCTTTAGCGCGTGCTTCACGTTCGTAATCTTGCAGCCTTGCTAGTGCAGCTTGCAGCCATTGCGGGCGCTCTAACTCCGAGTCAAGGGCAATCAGCTTGCGCGCTTCTGCCATGTAATCGCGCACTTGGCGCTCGCTGACGCCCCACAGCTCGGAACCGTGTTGAACGATCTGATGGTGGCTGTGAGCACGCAGGATGAGGTCATAAACCACATTGACGCGGTTCTGAATCTCATCCTTAGTGCTCTTCTTTGCCAC